CGCAATCGCTTCCTTTGTAGGTGAGTTTTTTATTCGACTCATCAAATCAACAAAGGATATTGTGAAGATCATTATTGTATTTGTCCTGGCCATTGGCTTATCCTTTTTAGCAAAGGCCCTTAATATGGGAGATTATGCTAATATGATATGGTGGCAAATATGTATATGGGGCCTATTATCCGGAGCCACATCAGCGGGAGTGCGGGACCACTCTGTTGTTCCTGAAATCTGTTGTTGAATTCCTCATTGGGCTCATTTTACAGAAAGAACCAAAAGAATAAGTTTTAGGTTAGGGGGAGGGGCCTGGTCGGCTGGAGGTCCGGTGTATGCTGGGTCCCTTCTTTTAAAAACAAAATGATATGAAATTTAGCATCGAGTTGACATGGTCTAAAGTAATGGCATTATTAGTATTGGGGTATGCTTTGTCATTGGATCTCATACAAGGGACTAATATCAATTTGCAATACTCTTTACCATTCGTTGTCTTTCTGATTACTGGGAAACAATATCTTGATGAGCGCAAAAAGAAAGTTGAAAATTAAGTAAAAAATAAGTTATGCAACGAACAAAACCACCGGTTCAGCAACCGAAAGAAGTCACCGTCTTATCAGCAAAGACTCAGGAGAAGTTAATGACTTTGGGTGAGTTGATTGGGAGGGCTAAGTTTGCTCAATCCCTGGGAAAAGAATACGGTGGTGATCGGGACATATACCAAGCCCTGGGATACGATAAGGAAATCACATTTGATAAGTACGCTGCTAGGTATTCCCGTCAGGATATTGCCAAGGCTGTTATCAATCGACCTATTTCCTATACCTGGAAAGGAGACATCCTGGTTGCTGAAGAGGGAAAAGAGGATAGCGAATTCGAGAAGTCCTGGAAAGACCTCAACAAGAAATTGAAATTAAAATCTAAGCTCGTCCGTTTGGATAAACTATCTTCCATTGGATCCTACGGGGTGATGCTTATGGGATTGAATGATGTCACGACGGATGCGGATTTCAAAAAGCCGGTAAAAGAGGGAAAGCATGAACTATTATATGTGACTCCAATTACCGAGGGGTCAGCACCAGTTCAGAAATACATAACCGATCCAAGTAATGAGCGATATGGATTACCTGAACTTTATAACATCACTTTCACAAGGGGAGATTCCGATGCCGAGGTTACCTTGGTGGTTCATTACTCGAGAATTCTGCATATAGTTCCTGAACCTCTTTCCAGTGAGACGGAAGGGGAGCCCCCACTAAAAGGGATTTGGAACCGATTGATGGACCTGGAGAAGTTGACCGGTGGATCTGCTGAGATGTTCTGGCGGGGTGCTCGTCCTGGATATCAGGGAAAGATCAAAGATGATTTTACACTGACTCCGAAGGCTGAAGAGGATTTGCAGAAGCAAATTGATGAGTATGAAAACAATCTTCGTCGGATGCTCTTGAATGATGGGGTCGATTTTCAAGCCCTGGAAACCCAGATTAGTGATCCATCAGCCCATGTGGATATACAAATACAAATGATATCCGCAATGACCGGAATCCCGAAGCGGATCCTGACTGGATCAGAGCGGGGTGAATTATCATCCACCCAGGACATCACATCCTGGTATGCCCTGATTCAAACTCGCCGGGAGGAGTATGCAGAAGAGGTTATAATGCGTCCCTTTATAGATATGTGCATAGCATATAAGATCCTCCCGAAAGTGGAAGATTACACGATAGTATGGAGTGATCTCTTCTCACCATCCGATAAGGAGAAGGCAGATGTAGGAAAGATCCGGGCATCCACTCTGAAAGAGTATGCTAATTCACCAGCAGCTGAAATGATTATTCCTCCCGAGATGTTTCTCAAGTTATTTATGGGATTAGATGAGGAGCAACTGGATGAGGTATTGAAAGCAATGAAGGATGCCATAGCAGAAGAGGAGCGGGCTATCGCAGCCGGGGAGAAGCTCGACCCGAATGCTCCCACGGAACCAGAAGAGGAAGAGGATGAACCTAAACCAGAAGAGGAATGACGACAATGCTAGTACATAGGATTCAGGTTAACCAATACGACCCAACCAAGACGTTGACGTTGCGGAATGCTTTTGTACGCTCAATGAATCGTCGATTCATTGAATTGATAGCCGTTATTCGCAAGGCCATTATCCAGGACGATTGCTTCGGACTCCAGATTGAGACTTATACGGAACTAAATACTCCTGGATTCCGAGCCTTCAATTTTCCCCGGACTGATCAGAAAGTGGACGGATTTATGAAATGGTTACAGCGTCAGATTGATCGTGGGCTCCTGGAGACAAGTCAATTTCCCCGGGCGGGTGGATCAGTTGATTCAGCCTGGACAGATATCTTTATCCATGATTCGTATAAGCGGGGCGTCCTTCGTGCCCGATCCGAATTGAATAAGGCCGGATACACGGTCCCGTCCATTAAGGTAAGTGGTGGAGTCGAGGCGATTCTGGGCTCTCCCTTCCATATCGATCGGGTGGGTCTTTTATATACAAGAGCATTTACTGAACTCCGGGGGATAACATCCATGATGGAAACCCAAATAAGCCAGATACTAGCTCAGGGTTTAATTGACGGGGATCATCCTACCTTGCTGGCTAAGAAATTAGTATCTGCAATCGATGGTTCCAATCGAGGTACTCTGGATCTGAAGATCAAATATACGACCAAGGCAGGAAAACAAGTTTCTTATACCATGCCTGCTAAGCAGAGGGCCCAGACATTGGCCCGGACTGAAACCGTACGAGCCCATCACCAAGCCAATATCCAGGAGTATAAGAACTGGGGAGCGGAAGGAGTGACGGTAATAGCAGAATTCGTTACCGCGGGTGATGAGAGGGTTTGTGATGAATGCGCTGGATATCATGGAAACAGGTATACCCTGGAGGAAGCGGAATTTATGATACCGGTTCACCCAAATTGTCGATGCGTTGTTATTCCTATTACTAAAAACTCACCTCTATTATGATAGACCACCTAACCATAGCGATGCCCTATTATGATAATCCAGAAATGCTGCGGTTACATCTGAAGTATTGGAAACGTCTCCCGAACGAATACAACGGAATTGTAGAAGCCGTTATAGTAGACGATGGATCACCCAACTTCCCAGCCCTGGATGTTTTAATGGAGGGGAATTGCCCCGACTTTCAAATTCGTTTATTTAGAATCCAGGAGAACATACCTTGGAATCATGGCGGCGCCAGGAACTTGGCAATGCATCAAGCTGATAGTGGATGGACCATGCTGACGGATATTGACCATGTTCTTTCACCTGGAAACCTCATGGATCTTATTGAACAGGATCTGGATCTCCGAAAGATTTACCAACCGGAGCGATGTGACATGTTGAGCCTCATGGAAAGGGTACCAATCCATCCGCATACTGATTCCTTCCTTTTAACCAAGTCATTGTTCTGGGAGATTGGGGGATATGATGAAGATTTTACCAGGTTATGGAATGGGCCGTTTCTCCCCTTCAGGAAAGCCGCTAAAAGGATTTCAGATTGGCACCCACTCCAGGGACCGACCCTGCTGCGATTCGGGAACAAGGTAATTCCAGATGCCAATGTGGCTGAGTGGGGGAGGGAAGGAAGTGAATATGATATCAAGCGACATCCTGAAATGAGAAGGAAACAAAAAGAAGCCACTATAAAGTATAATCCAATTAATCCACTACGATTTCAATGGAAACAAGAAATTTAAAAATACCAGCAATGACTCCACCGGAGGTTCATGACTTTCTCTACGATATCGGAAGCGATTGGAAGGGACAGGGCTGCGCCATTGAGTTAGGTTGCTGGCTTGGTGGATCTGCTGTTCCGCTCCTGGAAGGATTACACCTAGCAAGATTTGACCGCACCTTCTGGGCCTTCGATTCCTGGACAGCGGACCAGGATCAGGTGCGTAAGGCGGCAAAACAAGGCCAGGACTTGCATATCTGCCAGGACCTGCTCCCTATATTCAGAAGTAATGTAACCCCTGTATATGGCAAAGTTTCGGCGGTTAGGGGGAGACTCCCCGGAAGCCTGCATTGGTGGGTTTCGGAGCCGATTGAAATTTGTATTTTCGATGCTCCGAAAAAAAACCCTATCTTTATTGAAAGTATCAAGCGGCTAGAACCGCATTTCATACCGGGGGTGACCATATTGGGTCTCTTAGATTACTACTCCTACAAGAAGCCTGGAGCGGGATCAGAAAAGAGGAAAGCGCCAGTAAATTTCATCAACGATAACCCAGATAGTTTTACTATGTTGAAGGATTGGCCAGGGGAATGCGCCTGTGCTTTCTTCCAATACAAAAAACCAGTAATATGGAAACAATAAAATCTACATTTCAAATTTACGCGATAGCCACGATAGGTTATACGATTCGGGAAGAGACATTCGAGGGTCGTGCTTATATTGTGGTACCCGTTGTAATGATGAAAGAGGGAGTCCATGCAGGGAATAAAGGACCGATTCTGCATACCGCAGAAGAGCTTACTAAATTCGTTTCTGCATGGGATGGAATCCCGGTAACAATATCACACCCTACAAAGAACGGCATAGCAGTTTCTGCTAATGATCCACAGATCCTGGAAAGTTCCGCAGTAGGGCAGATTTTCAATACTCGTTACGACGATGGACTCAAAGCGGAAGCATGGATTGATGTGGAGAAGATTTCTAATCTATCCGCAGAAGCCTTAACTTCCATTCAGGAAGGACAACCACTAGACGTTAGTATTGGAGCATTTACTGAAGCCCTTGACACTGAAGGTGAGTGGCAGGGTGAAACCTACGAAGCCATTGCATCAAACTATCGACCAAATCACCTGGCTCTTCTGCCCGGCGAGACAGGCGCTTGTTCCTGGAATGATGGATGTGGTATTCGCGTATATAAGAAAGGAGAACAACGAATGAAGAAACAATTCCAAACATTCAAGGAATTAAGCAAGCAAGGGCTTGCTGTTGCTCCAATCACCAACGAGCAGGGATTTCGTGAAATCCTTGAAAGTCTCCAACTCGAAGTGAACAAGATGGACACGGACGATAGTTATCACTACATTGAAGAAGTGTTCAGTGATTTTATCGTCTACCGGAAAAGGATCTTTGACGGAGGTGGTGAGACCCTCTATCGTCAGGAATATTCCATCGATGCAAACGGCAACGTAGCATTCAGTGGATTAGCATCTGAAGTAAAAAAGAAGGTGGAATACGTGACCATGAAGATGGTTCGTACCACTATTAGTAATAACAAAAATGAAGGAGGACAAAAAATGTCAATCGAAAAAACACCCTGCTGCGAAGCTAAAGTGGATGCCCTTATTGCAAATAAGGCACTCCACTGGACCGCAGAGGACAGGGAATGGTTGCTCTCTCAGAAAGAGAACGCAATCGACAAGATGTTCCCAAAGGAAGGACCCGGTGTGGAGCCCATCCAAGTGAATGCGGAGGAAGTCATTACGACTTTCAAAGCCACTTTGAAAACTCCCGCTGACTTCCTTGCCCTGATGCCTGAAGAAATGAAGGCGGAAGTGGAAAAGGGAATTGAGGCCTACAAGGCCAACCGAGACGCCCTCGTGCAGGGCATAATGGATAATGCGGAAAAGGATGTGTGGACGAAAGAGGCCCTCGAGGCACTTTCAGACGAAGTCCTGGAACGTGTTTCCAAGTCTATTAAAAAACCCGCCAATTATTCAGGTGCCGCATCCCCTACCGTTCACGCGGAAGAGGGAGAGATGCTGCTTCCCCCTGGAGTTGGTGAAAAAAAGGAGGGCTGATAAATGGCACGCAGAACGATTAAAATCAAAAACTACTCCAACATAATGGAGGGGTATGGCGCCAATGCTGCAATAACCCCCGGAATGCTCATAGAGGTAATGAGCACCGATAAGGTCCGGGCGCATGCAAATGCTGGTCAGAATGCACTTCCGATGTTTGCCTGTGAAGACGAACTTCAGGGAAAGGGCGTTACTGATGACTACGCCGCTGATGATAAGGTCCAGGTGTGGATCCCAGGTCGCGGTGATCAGGTAAATGCAATTCTGGCCGATGGTGAGAATGCAAGTATCGGTAGTTTCCTTGAATCGAATGGTGATGGTATGCTGAAGGTCCATGTCGCAGATGTGGAATCCTTTGAGTCCAATGAAGCCGGATCCGTTACTATCTATCCCCTGCAGATTGTGGGTGTCGCAGTTGACGCTGTTGACCTCTCTGATTCTTCAGGTGGCGAGTCGAGCGGAGCGCTCAGCTATGATAAGAGAATCAGGGTTCGCATCATTTAAAAAGAAAGGAAAAATAAAATGGAAACGAATGTTGATCTCGTATTGAATGGCTCAGGTCAAGGAGCTTTTGCAAAGGCACTACTGACCCAAGGCCGCACCGACGCTGGTGCACTGAAGCCCTGGATAGACAAAAAGGGCAACGCTTTTATTACCGTCTTCAAAGGTGGTGATCCCTCAGTTAAATCGAATTACCAAAATCTCCAAGTCAACGCTGGTACCCTGCGAAGGGATGAGTGGAAAACTTTGGACGATGCCGTACTTCAAGTAGCTGAATCCCGCTTGAATGGAATCCAGGACCTTATCGATAAGGGCCTGACCTATACACTTGGAAATGGGTTTGGTACAACTGTATTGGAATGGCATGACGTGAGTGATGCCTTGGAGGCCGAGCTTACCATGGATGGTATTACCCGTGGAAAGAATGACCGCCCCGAGTTCCAGACCAATTACCTGCCCTTGCCGATTATCCATGTTGATTATGAAATCAACGCCAGGGTATTGGCTACTTCTAGGGGTATGGGAAATCCTCTTGATACCACGTTGGCAGAACGGGGTGGAAGGAAAGTCGCCGAGAAATTGGAGGCAATGCTTTTCACCAATACTGATTATGCCTATGGCACGCTTGATGACCGTTCCAGGAACAAAATTTATTCATATGTGAACCACCCTGACAGAAACCAGGTCACTCTCTCCGTAGGATGGGATGACTCGTCCAAGACAGCGGCAAACATTGTGGATGAAGTTCGTTCTTTGAAACAGGCTTCGATTGATGCCAAGCACTATGGTCCCTGGATGGTGTATATCCCAACCGCATATGAGACTGTGCTGGATGCGGATTATGACACCACAACTCCTGGAACTACAATCAGAGATCGTATCCTGAAGATCAAGGGTATTACGGATGTTAAAGTGGTTGATGAGT